AGCAGGAGAACTCATAACACAATACATATACAAAGGATTATGTGATGAACTCCAAGAGACTTAAAGAGCTTAGAAAAAAAGTCAAACCTATTCAAGTTGAATGGTTGCAGAGTGTGTTGCCTGATGACCAAAGGAACAAAGTAAACATAGATAATGTAAATGATTTATTACCTGAACAAACTCATGTAATGGGTGGGGGACAAATGCATTTATCTTACATGACAGATAAATGGATAATGAAGATACTTAAAAAACATCCTCATATCAATAACTTCGAGGAACTGATATGCTATTCAAAATTAAAGTAATTGAAGGAGGAAAAGAAACATTC